CCAGTCTCTTTGACTGCTGGTAGCGACTCTGGCACGACATTTTTATCCACAGACTATAGTGACGCCCTGTTGTATGGTTCTTTGGTTGAGGGTGCGTTATTTCTTAAAGAACCAGCTGACGTTATCGCGCAGTTAGAGGGACGCTTTAAGGAGGCGATAGCCAGAATGAAAAACACATCAGAAGGTCGTGGAACACGCGACGAATACAGGTATGATTCAGCTCGCTCTAGCGTGAGCTAGTGGGTAGAATAGAATCACTAGAAGGTAAAAGCATTGCTTTGGTCGGACTTGGCATATCTCAAGTTGATTTTGCAATAGGTTTACAAAACGGTAGAACTTGGGATGAAATATGGTGCATCAACTCAGCTGCATCCACTTATCCAGCAGATCGTATATTTATGCTAGACCCAGCAAGTAGATTTTTTGATAGTAACGATGCTGGCAAACAAACATCTGTTATGTGTAGGGTTTTAGAACAAACTCAGACACCAATATATACATGCGAACTAGATCCACGAATAAACAACCCAGTTTTATATCCAGTAGAAGAAGTCTGTAACGCAACAAAATGCGCATACTTAAATAATACGGTTGCTTACGCAATAGCTTTTGCATTATTTAACAAAGTCGGCAGACTGGATCTTTTTGGTATAGATTTTTCATATAAAGAAAATATGCACTTTGCAGAGGCAGGAAGAGCTTGTGTTGAGTTTTGGATTAGTAAGTGTATGAGTGAAGATATACTAATTGGTATTAGTGGTAGATCTACAGTTTTAGATAGCAACGTTCCTGCCACCGAAAAACTATACGGTTTTCATAGATTAGATAAACCTTTAGTGGCCGTGCCACATGAAGGCAGGTTTATCATTGGTCCATATCAAGACATAAATGAACAACTTGAACAATACGGTTTAAAAATAGATGAGGATGTAGTTCCACCAGAACCATACAAAGGATGAGTGTTGAAAGCGATTTTACTCTAGGCAAGGTAGGTGTTACTACTACAGAGGGCAAGGGCCATGACGCAGAGTTTTGGGCAGCTCAAGCTACTAAGAAAATATGTGACATTTCAGACAATGCACCAGAGCATATTAAACAGCAGGCTTTGGCTTTTCAAAACCAAGTTTATACTGTAATCTTATATACTATAAAAAATGCAATTAAGTCACAGAACACAACTTATGCAAATTTATTAGAAAAACAAGGCCACAGCGACATGGCTAAAATATTGAAGGAGCTATAATGGCAATAACATCGGCAATCTGCACGAGTTTCAAACAAGAGTTACTCGTAGGAACTCATAATTTTACAGCGTCAAGTGGTAACTCTTTTAAGCTAGCTTTATATACAAGCTCTGCTACTTTGGGTGCTGGCACTACGGCGTTTGTAACTACTGGTCAAGCATCTGGCACAAACTATACATCTGGTGGATCGGCTTTAACGAACGTTACGCCAGTAACTTCCGGCACAACAGCTGTTTGTGATTTTGCAGACTTAACGTTTAGTAACGCAACTGTTACGGCAAGAGGTTGTTTAATATACAACGATACCAACTCTGACAAAGCAGTGGCAGCTATTGACTTCGGCGGTGACAAAACTTCTACAGCAGGAGATTTTACTATCGTTTTTCCTAGCGCTACAGCGACAGGCGCGATTATTAGGTTAGCATAGATGTCGCACCATGCCGTTATCAAAACTTAATTTTAAGCCAGGTATAAATAAAGAAGAAACCGACTACTCAAATGAGGGTGGTTGGGTTGATGGCGATAAAATAAGATTTCGTAAAGGTAAAGTAGAAAAAATAGGTGGTTGGGAAAAAATATCATCTAACACCATTGACGGATCAGCAAGAGCTTTACATTCTTGGATTTCTTTGGGTGGACGAAAATACCTTGGTATAGGCACAACTAATAAATATTATATAGAAGAAGGTGGCACCTATAACGATATAACACCTGTCCGGAAAACAAGCACAAACACCATCACATTCGCAAAAAAAGAAAATGGATCACCAACAATAACGGTGACAGATAGCAGCCATGGTGCTGTAAATGGTGACTTTGTTACTTTTTCAAGCGCAGTGAGTTTGGGTGGTAATATTACTGCGACTATTTTAAATCAAGAATATCAAATAAGCGTGGTCACAGGCACTAATACCTATGAAATAAGTGCAAAAGACACAAGTGGCGCAAGCGTAAATGCAAATTCAAGCGATACAGGAAATGGTGGTTCTGCAACAGACGGCGTGTATCTTTTAAACTCTGGTTTAGATGTGTTTGTGCAATCAACTGGTTGGGGTGTTGGAACATGGGGTGCAGGTGCTTGGGGTTCATCGACAGGTATATCAGAAACAAACCAACTGCGTTTATGGACGCATGACAATTACGGTGAGGATTTAATAATAAATCCTAGAGCTGGTGGCATATTTAGATGGGTTGAAAATAATGGTCTATCAACAAGAGCAGTAGATTTGGCTACTACAAGCGGTGCAAACTTAGTGCCGACTAAAGCATTACAAGTAATTACATCTGAGACGGATAGACATTTAATTGTTTTAGGAGCTGATCCAATAAGTGGTAGTTCAAGAACTGGAAGTTTAGATCCAATGTTAGTTGCATTTAGCGATCAAGAAAATCCATTAGAGTTTGAGCCACTATCAACTAACACAGCTGGATCTTTAAGGTTATCTTCTGGCTCATCAATTATAGGCGGCTTAAAAGCTAGACAAGAGCTACTAATATGGACAGATACCTCTTTGTATTCCATGAACTTTATTGGTCCACCACTTACTTTTGCTATAAACTTAATTAACGAGGGCGCTGGTCTTATTGGTCCTAAAGCAGCTGCAAACTCTCCAAAGGGCGTGTTTTACATGTCTAAAAAGGGTTTTTATTTTTATAATGGCGCAGTGCAAAAATTACCATGTAGCGTGCAAGACTATGTGTTTTCTGATTTAGATGAAGGACAGGCTTTTAAGTGTTTTGCTGGTTTAAATGAGGAGTTTTCAGAGGTTTGGTTTTTTTATCCATCTTTAACAGACAACGAAACAGAAATATCAAGATATGTAATTTATAACTATGAAGAAAACTCATGGAGTATCGGCACTCTTGAGAGATATAGCTGGCTGTCTGCGAGTGTGTTTGACAAGCCATTAGCTGCTGGAGAAGAAAGCACCAATAAACGCATATATGAACACGAAGTAGGTTTTAACGATGATGAAAGCGCTATGAATGGTGTTTTTGTAGAATCAGCTGATATTGATATAGCAGATGGAGATAGGTTTGTATTTCTAAAACGCATATTGCCAGATATATTGTTTGTAAATCAATCAGGCACTAGCCAAAGTCCCGCAATAAATGTTGTGGTCAAAAAACGTGATTTTAATAATTTAACACTTGCAACCGATTCAACCACACAAATAACTAGCAGTTCTACATTTGGTTCTTTACGCACTAGAGCAAGGCAGTTTGTCTTACGGTTTGAGTCAGATGATGATAATACCGAATCTGATAAGAAAAATTACAAGTGGAGGCTTGGCAGCACAAGAGTAGAAGTTCAATCATCTGGACGTAGATAATGAGTAAATTATTGCCTACACAGTTACCTCAAGCTCAAGGTGAAACAGTCTCAGCAGATACTTTTAACAGACTAATTAGAATATTAGAAATAAACTTAGGATCAGTCGACCCAGATAGCATAAAATCGTTTAACTCCACAGACATTAGCGAGTTGCAATTTGCTACAGGTGCTATTATATTTAACTCAACGACAGAGGTTCATCAAGCCTTTGATGGCACACAGTTTAGAAACCTGTATGAGCATCAAACTTATCCGACTGGTATCTCTGCAACAATTAGTATAGGAGCTGTAACAGTAAGCACACCATGATAAGCGAAAAACTACAAAAAAGAATAGATAGTCTTACTGGTGGAAGTATGCGTTCACCAGCTGTCTCTCCACCCAAAGACCCACAATCGCTTGTGCAAAACATGCCGTCACCTGCTGTTGAAAGCACAATCGATATGAATTTAGCACAAACCATGCCAAGCGTTCCAAATACAGAAAACATGAGCCAAGAGGACAGAGAAACTTTAGAGTCTATGCTACAAAGAGCAGAGCAAGTATCGATGGCTCCAATGTCACAGATAGCACAAGAACTGGCTACACAAGGTGAAGGCGATGATACTCAGTTAGCTCACTTAAGACCTGGTGAGGTAGTATTACCGCCAGAGTTTTTTGAAGATGAACAGTTTGAAAGCGCTGTAGAAAGTAAATTTAATGAGCTTGGTATCGATCCAGCGCAGGCTGTTGTAGGAACAGGTGTAGCTAGCCTCAATCCAGTTACAGGGTTAGAACAGTTTGGTATCTTTAAAAAGATTAAAAAGGGACTAAAAAAAGTAGCTAAAAAAATCGCGCCGATAGCAGGTCCATTAGCAAACTTTATACCAGGTGTTGGTCCAGTATTAGCTGGTGCTATCGGAGCTGGAACAAATTTAGCAGCTGGTAAGGGTTTAAAAGGAGCCATAACAGGAGGTTTATCTGGTTTTGGAACAGGTAAACTATTTAGTGGTGTTGGTAGTCTTGGTAGTGTTGGTGGCAAACTTGTAGGAAAAGGTGGATTTGGTCAACTTGGAACACTAGACAAATTTAGAGCTTTGGGTAGTGGGTTGCGTTCTGGTAACTTGACAAGTGCATTTTTTAATCCAACAAGTGATACAGGCATATTTGGTGGCAAACTAGGACCAAATATAAGACGTGGAATTGGTAGCTTCACTGGTTTGGGTCAACAAACTACAAATGATGTTATAGGAACTTTAGATGGTAAACCAATAACGCAAGCTGATTATGCAAACTTAACTACAGAACAGATCATGCAAATACAACCATTTACTCCCTCAACACAACAAGGTGGTGGTAATTTAATTAGTAGGATTTTTGGTGGAGGCCAACAACAAGTCGGTGGAGGTCTGTTGGGCGGCGGAGGTTTGTTGGGCAGTGGTCTCGGTGACGCCCTAAAATTAGGTGGCATTGGTGCCTTAGCAGCTGGTTTGGGTAAGTTAGCTTACGAAGATGCACAAAAACAAAAAGGGGTTCCTCTAACACCACTT